CGTTTCGGCGGGCGGTACAACGCACGCAAATATAGGAACACCCCCCGTCACTAAAATTTTCGTCAACCCCCCACCCCCTATATATTTTCTGGTACATTAGGCCAAACCTGCAAGGAGCTACAAGCGCACCATGCCCATCGTTGTTACACCAGAGTTAGGGATTCCACTCCCATTTGATACCAAACCGGAAGAAGTTGAAGGCTTCCGGGAGAAGGCACACGCCATGTTCCAGACCATTGCGGAACTGGTAAAAAGTGGTCTTAGTGTTGAGGTTACGGATTCCGACCGCAAGGAATCCCACGCTGCATTTGCAGCATCTAAAACGCCAGCGCCGAAAGCAGCCACACCCGGTGCAATCATTCACTTGGAATCTATTCTTAATGAATGGGATCAAGAGGTTTTAGACGTTGGGCGCCGCTTGCGCAACTACGTAACTAACCGGTTCATCTTAGAGTCCGTTGATCCAGACCCTAAAGTTCGCCTTAAAGCGCTGGAGAATCTGGGTAGACTGTCTAATGTGGGCAGTTTCAGCGACCGGATAGATATCACGGTAACCCATCGCACAATGGCCGATATTGAAACCGACCTGAAGAAAACCTTAGAGTTGTTTACCGGTCAGGTTATAGACGTTACACCAAAAGAAATTACTAAGGCAGTGTCTGAGATAGATCTTGACGAAGAGTTTGGGCCAATCCCGCCCCCGTCTACCGAAGAAGAATATGAGTCCCGAGCTACTTGAGGCTGCGGAAGCTGCTCTTCCTAACTTACCAAAAGCTGTACAGCAGAAGGTAGGCGCACTAATTGCCGAGGCTAGGCGTGCCAAGACCAAAGAAGTTGTGGCAAACGACTTCATGGCCTTTGTAAAGTACGCTTGGCCTAACTTCATCCACGGCTGGCATCACGAGAAGATGGCCGAGGCGTTCCAAGAAGTGGCCGAGGGGAAGATCAAACGGCTAATTATCAACATGCCGCCTCGCCACACTAAGTCAGAGTTTGCTTCTTACCTGTTACCAGCTTGGTTCTTGGGGATGTACCCCGGCAAAAAGATCATTCAGACCTCCCACACAGCCGAGTTGGCGGTGGGGTTTGGTAGAAAAGTACGTAACCTTGTTGATTCTGACCGTTACAAAGACATATTCCCAAACGTCAACCTTCAACCGGACTCTAAAGCTGCGGGTCGCTGGGCTACTAATTACGCTGGTGAGTACTTTGCTATTGGTATTGGGGGTGCGGTGACCGGTAAAGGTGCCGACATCTTGATTATTGACGACCCGCACTCGGAACAAGAGGCCGCGATGGCCCAGACTAACCCAGAAATCTACGATAAGACGTACGAGTGGTACACATCTGGCCCTCGTCAGCGTCTTCAGCCGGGTGGAGCCATCGTGATTGTGATGACACGGTGGTCAAAACGGGATTTGACGGGTCAAGTATTGAAAGCAGCTGCCACCCGAGAGGGTGAAGACTGGCGAGTGATTGAATTTCCGGCAATTATGCCCTCGGGCAAACCCCTATGGCCAGGGTTTTGGTCTTATAAAGAATTAGATGCCCTGAGAAACGAACTTCCGGTGGCAAAGTGGCAGGCACAGTACATGCAGGCCCCCACTTCGGACGTTTCTGCAATTATTAAGCGTGAATGGTGGAAGATTTGGGAGGATGACACCCCGCCAAGTTGTGAATTTATCATTCAGTCTTGGGATACGGCGTTTTTAAAGACGGAACGGGCGGATTATTCGGCCTGTACGACGTGGGGCGTGTTCTATAAGGACGATGACAACGGTGTAGCGCAGTCAAACATCATCCTGCTCAATGCTTTTAAGAAACGCATGGAGTTTCCAGAGCTAAAAGCGCGGGCTTATCAAGAATATAAGGAATGGAGTCCAGATTCCTGCATTGTTGAGGCAAAAGCGGCAGGAAGTCCCTTGATTTTTGAGCTTCGATCAATGGGGATCCCAGTCCAAGAGTTCACACCATCCAAGGGAAATGACAAAATAGCCCGTCTAAACGCGGTGGCCGACCTGTTTGCAAGTGGGCGTGTGTGGGTTCCAGAGACTCGTTGGGCAGAAGAGTTGATTGAGGAAGTCGCGTCCTTCCCATCAGGCGAACATGACGACATGGTGGACTCGATGAGTCAGGCACTACTGCGCTATAGGCGCGGAGGCTTTATTCAATTAGACTCTGATGAGCAAGATGAGCCAAAGTCTTTTCGCAGGAAGGAGCCGTACTACTGATGAATATCGCATACACACCAGTGCCAGTTAAGGCTTCAATCGCTAAAGATTTGTATGTCTACGCCAAGAGCAGTCCTAACTGGATGCAGTACTACAACTTCATGGCTGTTCAGATGCCCCGCGAGATATTGCAGCTAGACTCTTTCCTTGTAGGTTTGGCAGGTAAACGCACGTTCCATGCGGGGGTTTTGCGGATGGAGCCAAACACTTGCTACAACTGGCATGTAGACACGGATCGTAAGGTCGGGCTTAATATGCTGCTGTCAGATGACGGAGACAGCCGTTGTTTGTTTCTGGATGGGGAACCGGGGGTGGTGTTTAATACGCGGGAGTTAAAGTACGAGCCAGAGACGTACTATGTGTTCAACACACAAGTGCCGCACATGGTGCTCAACACCGGGAAACCTAGATATTTATTTAGCGTTGAGTTCTTGGAAAAAGATCGGGGCCTAACGTTTGATGAACTTTGTGAAGATATAAAAGGAATAGATCATGGCTATTGAAAAGTCACTATACGCAGCCCCACAAGGCTTAGAAGAACTCGCCGCGATGGATCAAACGTCTCCTGAAATTGAAATTGAGATTGAAGATCCTGAGTCCGTAACGATTGGCATGGGCGACATAGAGATTGAGATTGACCCTGATGCGGAGGACGACGACTTCAACATCAACTTAGCCGAAGAAATTGATGACGGTGTTCTCCAGAGCTTGGCCGAGGAGTTGCTAAGTGACTATGACGATGATATAGGCAGTCGCAAGGACTGGATGCAGACTTACGTTGACGGCTTGGAACTTCTGGGCATGAAGATTGAGGAGCGGACCGAACCATGGGAAGGCGCATGCGGAGTGTTCCACCCCATGTTGTCTGAAGCTCTGGTGAAGTTCCAGTCGGAAACCATGATGGCAACGTTTCCTGCGGCGGGTCCTGTGAAGACCCAGATCATTGGCAAAGAGACACCGGCTAAGAAAGAGTCTGCTCAACGTGTGGCAGACGATATGAATTATCAGTTGACGGACGTGATGAAGGAATACCGGCCAGAGCATGAGCGCATGTTGTGGGGCTTGGGTCTGTCTGGAAATGCGTTCAAGAAGGTGTACTTTGATCCATCTATGGATCGTCAGGTGTCGTTCTTCGTTCCTGCGGAAGATATTGTTGTGCCTTACGGCGCGTCTAACTTAGAGTCTTCTCCACGGATTACGCATGTGATGCGCAAGACCGAGAACGAGTTGCGCAAGCTGCAAGTAGCAGGCTTTTATCGAGATATTGATCTGGGTACACCGGATAACGTGCTTGATGAGGTTGAGAAGAAGATTGCTGAGAAGATGGGCTTTAGGGCTACGTCGGATGACCGCTTTAAGCTGTTGGAGATGAACGTAGACCTTGATTTAGAGGGCTATGAGCACAAGGACAAGGATGGTAAAGAGACGGGCATTGCATTGCCGTATGTTGTTACCATTGAAAAAGGGTCGAGCAATATTTTGGCAATCCGCCGTAACTGGGAGCCTGATGATGAGACTTTTACAAAGCGCCAGCACTTCGTCCATTATGGATATGTGCCGGGGTTTGGCTTCTACTGCTTTGGCCTTATCCACCTCATTGGGGCTTTTGCTAAGTCAGGCACTTCTCTTATTCGTCAGCTTGTCGATGCTGGTACTTTAAGTAACCTGCCCGGCGGATTTAAAACTCGCGGCATGCGGGTCAAGGGAGACGACACACCGATTGCTCCGGGCGAATGGCGCGATGCAGATGTGGCCAGTGGCACACTAAAAGACAACTTACTGCCCCTGCCGTACAAGGAGCCTAGCCAGACATTGATGGCACTGCTTGGTCAGATCGTTGAAGAGGGCAGACGTTTTGCCAACACGGCGGATTTAACGTTGAGTGACATGAGTGCGCAGGCACCCGTGGGTACTACGTTAGCGATTCTGGAGAGAACGCTCAAGAACATGTCGGCTATTCAGGCACGGGTTCACTACTCGATGAAACAAGAGCTGGGTCTCTTGAAGAACATCATTGCCGAGTACACACCTGACGACTATGACTACCAGCCAAGCGAAGGTAGCCGTAAAGCCAAGCGATCAGACTATGACGATGTTGATGTCATTCCAGTCAGTGATCCTAATGCGTCAACAATGGCGCAGAAGATTGTGCAGTACCAAGCTGTGCTTCAGTTGGCTCAAGGTGCGCCGCAGTTGTATAACCTGCCACTCTTGCATCGTCAGATGCTAGAAGTGTTGGGTATCAAGGATGCAGCCAAGCTCGTGCCAATGGACGATGACCAGAAACCTACCGACCCTATTTCAGAAAATCAAAACGTGCTCAAGGGCAAGCCGGTCAAAGCGTTTCTTGCGCAAGACCATAAAGCGCACATTGTTGTGCACATGGCTGCAATGCAAGACCCTAAGATCATGGCAATCTTGCAGCAAAACCCGATGGCGCAAGCTATGCAAGCAGCCATGATGGCTCACATCAACGAGCACTTAGGGTTTGAGTATCGCAAGCAGATTGAGGAGACTCTTGGGATGCAGTTGCCAGCGCAGCTAGACGAGTCTGGCGAGGATGTTCAGATGTCTCCAGAAGTGGAAGCGCGACTGTCTCCCATGTTGGCGCAAGCTGCACAACAGTTGTTGCAGAAAAACATGCAAGAGGCGCAACAACAGCAAGCTCAACAGCAACAGCAAGACCCGATTGTTCAAATGCAAATGAAAGAGTTGCAGCTTAAAGAACAGGAGAACCAGCGCAAGGCCGCAAAAGATCAGGCCGACAACGCTATCAAAACAGCGCAGTTGCAAGTTGAGCGCGACCGCATCCAGACACAGCAAGCCACTGATGACAAGCGCATCAAGATGGACGTGATGAAGACTGCTGCTCAGATGCAAAACGATAGACAACGGCACTTGATGGATAAGGGCGTGGACGTTATGAAGCAACTCTCCAACAAGAGTCATGAAGAGCAACTGCGCAACATGCAAGAGCGCATTCAGATGCGGCAACAACAGAATCGCCAACCAAAGAAAGGTGAATGATGAATGGATTTGAAGTTCTCATCCAACAAGCAGATGAGAAGATTGGGCAACTCAAGGATTACTTGGCCGAGGGCAAGGCCGATTCCTTTGAGGATTACAAGAAACTGTGTGGTGAGATTCGCGGTCTACTCATCATGCGGGGTTATGTCCTAGACCTGAAACATAGATTGGAGACTTCGGATGATTGAATCCATTTTGTTGGCTACAGACGCCAACAATCCCCAAGTTGTGGGAGCCTACAACTTCACTGCCACCGCAGAGGAAAAAGGCAAACAACTACCCCGCCCATCGGGCTATCGAATTCTTTGCGCCATTCCAGAGGCGGAAGCAGAATTTGAGGACAGTGAAGTAGGTTTGATTAAATCTGATCAAACCATGCGCGACGAAGAGACCCTCACAACGGTCTTGTTTGTTGTTGACATGGGGCCAGACTGCTATCAAGACCCATCTAAGTTTCCTAGCGGGCCGTGGTGTAAACAAGGGGATTTCATTCTTGTGCGCCCACATTCAGGTTCTCGCTTGGTCATACATGGCCGTGAGTTTCGCATCATTAATGACGATACCGTTGAGGCCGTTGTAGACGACCCACGTGGTATCAAACGTAAATAAAAGGAGCACAAAATGCCTTTAGATGACAACACAGAGTACAGGTTCCCAGATGAACTTGAAAGTAAGGGTAAACCCGCACAAAACGAGGAACCTGAGATTGAAATTGAGATTGAAGACGACGCACCGGTTGAAGATCGTGGCCGTCAGCCCCTGCCCAAGCCTCTGGTTGAGGAGTTGGAACGGGACGAGTTAGACCAATACGACGACAACGTAAAGACCAAACTCAAGCAAATGCGCAAGGTTTGGCACGATGAGCGTCGTGAGAAAGAATCTGCTCTGCGTGAACAGCAAGAAGCTGTTGGTTTGGCGCAACGCCTGTTTGAAGAGAACAAGCGCATCAAAAGCATCCTAAGTACGGGTGAAAAGGAATACGTCACTACCATTCAGAGTAACGCTGATATGGAGTTGAAGATTGCCCAACGTGCTTTTAAAGAAGCGTATGACGGCGGGGACTCTGAAAAGATGGTGGAGGCCAATCAAGCGGTGCAAATGGCCAACCTGAAAATGTTGCAGGTTAAAAACTTCCGCATGCCCTCTTTACAAGAAGATGAAACTCCTGTACAACAGCAACCTGTGCAGTATCAACCTGCACCGTATGTACCTGAACCGGACAATAAAGCAGTAGCGTGGCAAAAGCGCAATAGCTGGTTTGGACAGGATCGAGGTATGACGGCGTTTGCTCTTGGTTTACACGAAGACCTAAGAGACAACGGCATAGAGGTTGGTTCTGAAGAGTATTACCGCGAATTGGACAATACAATGCGCAAACGGTTTTCAGAGAAATTTGAAAGCCCAGAAGACAATAGACAAAGCCGCACAAGGCTCGGTACAGTTGTTGCCCCGGCAGTTCGTAGCACGGCTCCCATTAAAGTCAAGCTAAAGCAAAGCCAAGTAAATCTTGCCAAAAAATTTGGTCTAACTCCAGAACAATACTGGAAAGCTCAACAAGAATTGGAGGCCCGTAATGGCTGAAACACAAAACCGTCTCGCAAGAGAACTTGAAACACGTGCGATACAGGAACGTCCTACGCAGTGGATGCAACCTGAACTGTTACCCGAGCCAGACAAACAGCCCGGATACAACTACCGCTGGATTCGTGTTTCGACGATGAACAACGCTGACCCACGTAACTTATCGGCCAAACTCCGAGAAGGTTGGGAGCCAGTTCCTGTCGAAGAACAACCCAAATTTAGACTGTTAGCTGACCCCAATAGTCGTTTCAAAGACAACATTGAGGTTGGTGGACTATTGCTTTGCAAGACGCCTACTGAGTTTGTACAACAGCGAAATGACCATTTTGCCAGAGTTACACAATCTCAAACAGATGCTGTAGACAATAGTTTCATGCGTCAAAGTGATGCGCGGATGCCGCTCTTCCAAGAGCGTAAGTCCTCAAGCAGCTTTGGCAAAGGTACTTAAATTTTAAAAGGAGTCTTCCATGGCTTATCCTGTGGTATCAAGCCCTTACGGGCTAAAGCCGATCAACTTGATCGGTGGTCAAGTATTTGCGGGTTCTACTCGTGAATACGCAATCATCAACAACTACGCCACAAACATCTTCTATGGTGATCTCGTGGCCTTGGTTCGCGGTAACTTAGAACGTATTTC